GGAGCAAGTTGACCGTAGTTGAATCGAGCGATATCTGCTGCCATCTGCCGCTGAGCATAGTCCTCGGACATCGCGCCAACGTTAGCAAGTCGCTGGATGTCACCGTATTGGCTTTCAGCGAGCGCAGGGGCACGAGTAGCTGCGGCTTCTTGCAGTTGACGCTCACGAGCAAAGTTCTCGTAAGCCAGTTTGCCAGCAATATCGGACAGTCCTGTTGCAAGAGCACCCTCTGCTCGACCCTCCAACTGCCCCATCGCTCCAGACCCGTATCGACCCGCAGACGATGCAGCAGATCGAGCGCGACTAATGGCATCCATGTAGGTCTGTTCCAACGGACGCGCAGCCGCTTGGAAGGCTCCCTGGAAGAACGGAGACCCACCCAGGTATCCACCCCCCACCGTTGCTTGTTGCTGGCCTAGCGCAGCCTGTGTCAGCGGAGACCCAGCCCTCGCTCGCTCGGCAGCGGCTTGCATGGCTTCCGTCGTGTATCCACTCGGCCCAACGTAAGTCTGACCGGGGTAATACTGCGGTTGCTGACCCTGATACAGTCGCTGTGCTTCGCTTAGACCGTAAGCAACATAAGGCTGAAGGGTCGGATCTAGCTCCGTCCGACTGACTTGTTGACCACCACCACCTGCCATGTCACACCTCTGCTATCCACTTCCGTGGCTTAAATCCGTATTTCTTAGCTACCCGTTGCCAGCCAGGACGATTACTATCAAACGATATTTTACGCGCCCCACCCTGCTTGGCAATCGCAAATAATTCCGACATACCGTCATCCATCATCCACGCCCCCCAACCACACCAAACATGAAGCGTGTCACCCTGCGGTTGTACTACTCCAAACCCATCACCCAACAGATACAACAGCGATCTTCCGGCATAACAATCAGCGTATACATCCTCTGGAATCCAAGGCTCACCGCTCGCCTCTTTTACTTCCAACAACCCTGGTCGTATCCTGTCCCAGATTTGCCTCAGTTCCTCCGGTTTTACATACCTAGCCGAGTACGACATACCGATATGTCTTGTCTGACGTTGAGTTTGCAAAATGGTTGACGGTACATTCGCCTTGCAACTGATTGGATGCGTAGATGTCAGATGAAGACGATTCGTCTACTTTGTTAACCGTGACAATCACACTCGGCGTCGTAGGACGAGTCGGACTGGTCTGTGCTGCCAAATGCTCGATGCTGACATCCGTAGAAGTTGTTGACCACATCAATTGAACGTAATCACCCGCTGCCAGTTGAATATAAAAGTTCAGCGCAGCAATCAGATGACCATCCGTCCCACCGTGAGAATTAGGCACCGAAAACTTACTATTCGACCCAGCGACATCCGTTCCGTTCTTGCGGAACCAAATATCGACATCGTGAATCTGCGTGTTTGTGTTAGCCAGTTGGATCGAAAACTGAATGTTGTACACCCCAGCAGATCGAACAGTAATCTGCGAGTTGCTGACAATCGAAACACCAACAGAGTAATCGGTGGTGTTCAGCGTGATCGCATAAGCAGCAGTCGTGCTTGCTGCGGTTTGGTCTGTAGAGTCCTGAAATGCCCCGTAGGGCACTGCATCCGCTATGGCAGCAGCAGAGTAGGGGACGAACAGGATAATGCTGTCAGGGCTGATCCTGGCGTCGTACAGGGTCGTTGTAGTGGCGTTACCCGTCGCAAGAGTCAGCAGACCGACAGAGTTGATCTTACCGTCAAGAATCCGGTTGACAACTTCTGATACCTGCCTCGGAGTCCCGCCAGCAGGAGGCAGACGGAGAAACATCACCTCACTCCGGTTGGAATCAGGTCAACATCAACCCCAACAGCACTTATCCAGTTGCCAGAAGGAACAACAGACAGACGATGATAGCGCCCACGAGAGCGTAAAGACACACGATTATCGCTATCAGCCGCGACAGCGGATCCATAGCTGATGTTTCCGTCTAAACGCTTCCTAGAAGCTACCGCGACACTCGCTGACCCAGCGTCGATGATCGGCCTTGCAAGCGCAACAAGACTTTCTGCACCCTGCGCCTCAATATCGCCAGTCTGAATCGTAGCAGTAAGATTCGCACCTCCGAAAGATACGATCTTATTCCCATCGACTCCACCCTGAATCAGCTTGCCACCAGTCCACAAACGAGAATCTAAACTCTCTGGAACAGTCTCAATGCTCGGATAAATCAGCGCAAGTGCCTCCAAGTCCGTAGAACTCGTGGCAATCGTAGAAATGTAGTCCGCTTGAGTCTCAGAGTGCGTCCACTTATCTGCTACCCAGTTATAAATCAGCAACTGCTTAGTAGCAAACTTGTCTGTAAAGCACCAACTGACAATCTTGTTGACAGGATCAATTGCAGCCGACATCTCCGTCAACTTACTACTGTCAAGATTGGCAAAGAACCAGTCGTCAACTCTTTCCGCACCAATCGGTTTTACCTGCTGACCATCGCAAACATAAAAACCGTCATCAGACAGGAAGAACGTCATTGCCCCGTACTGGACAACACTCCGCGCCTCGTAACACCCTAGCGAACGAGTCAGCGTGTCAAACTGGAAAAACAACGGAGCGCCAATGTACGTCATCCGTACTACTGATTTCTCCATCAGAACCAGACCAAACTCTCCACCCGTCATCCCACGAATGTCACCACCATCGGGAATGTCTTGGAAGTCTGACTGGCTCGCAGCACCAGCAGTCCAGTCCGTAGAATCGTTAATGTCAGACCACTGCACTCTGTTAGGGTAGGTCGAGGTTTTTCCCGTCACTACGAAATCCCTGACCGTCGTCACAAACTGAGCAGTCGGCGCAGCAGCAGCAAGATCAGCAAAGTTGGCAGACGATCCAACCGTCCACGCTTGCAGCTTGTCCAGTCCATTAGCAGCAATCAGCGTTTGCCCAAACTGCGTAAACGTCCACAAGTTTGTAGCAGAGTACGCAGACGCTGTCCTGGAAACATCCTGTAGATATTGATACGTTACCGCTGTCCCGCCAGAAACGTATGCAGGATATGCAGTAGCATCGACTCCACTCAGACTGAATTGATATGCATCGATAACGGTAATCGTGTAAGGACCACCGTTGATCTGCGTCATCCCGGTTACACCAGAAATCGTGACCTGGATACCAGACTTAAAACCATGCCCGCTAGTGTTGATAACGCATGGGTTTGTCTGTTGTGCACCAGTTATTGTTACTGACTTCGATGCCCAGAAACGGAATAGATCGTTCGCCCCAGCCGCAAACAACTGCGTATCGCTCACCCACCTGCCAACAACACAGGTCAGCAGGTTCTCGCTTGCAGCGTTGGAGAAATCGGCAGTGGATGGCATCGGGCCATACCCGACACCCAATGGCATGACGTTTTTAGCCTCTGTGAGGCTATCAACAATGCCAGGACGATCCGGCGTCCACTGACCGAAATTTACTCTCATGCCCAAACACGAACAGGGTTAGCAGGAGCGACCTTGTACTGCTCCAGATTGGCAGGCGTCGGTGTAGACGCGGCCAGCCTGACGTTAACGTGCCACCCATCCAGGTCGGTGAACACCGGCTCACCGTATTCTGCTGGCGTCACCACCTCGGTGATCGTCACCATCTGGCCGTCCAGCCCTTCGACCTCACGCTCCGCAGTGACAGCAGGCACGAAGTCAGGGTAAGAGGTGCGGGTGATGATGCCCACCGTGTCGATGCTGGCGTTCACCGGAGCATACCCAGCTGGGATCAGCACGTTGCCTTCAGCGTCGAGCAGTGCTTGCGTCTCGGTGAGTAGCCCAGCCGCGAGCAGCGCAGCGGTGGCAGCGTCGGCGTCGGTGAAGCGTAAGAACAGGTCGTTCCAGCTGGGCACCGGAGGGGAGAGGGGGAGGTCGTCTAGCATGGTTACCTCAAGCGGTAAGAGCTTGGAGTTCGGCAGTCGTCAATGCCCGTGGATAGTAAGCAATGCGACGCAAGTGGCCGTTTTGATACGTTAGATTTGTTGTGGTGTACAAGTTGCCAAGGATAAGCTGGTTCATGCCGGTTGGCATGGCACCGGAAGTATCAGAAATTACACTGCCGCCAGAATTAACCAGTCTGAAGTCATTTGCCTTAGTAGCAAGTGCAGATTTATATGTTGTGTTAACTGATGAAGCAGGCCCGCCAAGAAAGGCAACTAGCGATGATCCAGAAAATACAAAGCCATATCTAGCAGCACTTCCGTCTCCATACGCCAATAATCCGAGGTTGTTTGATGCGCCTGTTCCATCGGTAAAGCAAACAACCCCCTGATTGACACCCGGAGATGCTGGATTTACCCCGATAAAATCAAACTCCGCAAAAAGCGTCCCCTCCGTCGCATTGAACCACGGACTAAGCGTATTCACACTCGC